ATTGAGTTTATATCTAAAATAACAACAACAGTGACTATAAAATCACATATAAATCTGGAGGAAATATAATGCCTAATAAAGTGATTAAGGGAGATAAAGGTACTGTTATTCTTCTGGATGCAGGAACTAGTCTTACAACACAAAGTAAACTAGAAATACACTATAAGAAGCCTTCAGGAGTAACAGGGGAATGGGCAGCTACAGTATACGCCTCAGACTTTGCTAAGTTTACTACAGCCTCAGATAGCTTAGATGAAGCAGGAGTATGGACATTGTATATCTATACAGAACTAGCAGGTGGATGGGAAGGTAGGGGCGAAGCAGTTGGAATGAAAGTTTATGATGAATGGGAAAGCTAAATAAGGAGTGGAACTGTGGAAACAAAAAGATGGTTTGAAAGTAAGTTAGTAGGGATTGGTATTTTACAATCAGTAATTGGTATTGCTGGATTACTTGCTACATTCTTTGCAGCAGGTACATTCTCAGCAGAATCGTTCATGTTACTATTAGCAGGAATTGCTACAGTAATTATGCGTGTATGGTTCACAGAATCAACTATATTATAAGGAAATAGAATGGCACTATCAAAAAAACGTGAGTTATTTGTAATAGAATATCTAATAGACTTCAATGGGTCAGCTGCAGCTATACGTGCGGGTTACTCACCACATTCTGCTAGACAAATAGCACATAAACTTTTACAACTACCAGAAGTACAAGAAAGAATACAAGAACTTCTAGATGAAAAGATGATGGATGCCAATGAAGCACTAATTTCTATCTCAGAATTAGCTAGAAATGCAGGTAAAGACAGTGATAAACTACGTGCTTTAGAACTTATGGTGAAAGTATTACAACTTGCAACAGAAAAGATTGACGCTAAAGTAGAATTTTTAGTAAGATATGAAGATGTAGATGAGATAGTAGAAGATAAATAATGGTTAAACAAATCGTGGTTAGACAGCGTGTTCTCCACCCAGTCCAAAAAGACATAGTAGCATCTACCAAGAAAAGAAAGATACTTATTACAGGAAGACGTGTTGGAAAGACGACTTTAGCGGCGTATGAAGCGGCAGAATGGGGATTAAAGGGTAAACGGGTGCTGTTCGCAGCTCCTACATTAGACCAGATTGAGTTTTTCTGGGACGAATGTAAAAGAATATTTCAAGAAGGCATTGATGCTGGTATAGTATACAAGCACGAAAATAAACACCTTATCATTCTTCCTAACGGGGGAAGAATCAAAGCAAAAACAGCATGGGATGCTGATACTTTACGTGGAGATTTCGCTGATTTACTAATACTAGAAGAATTTGCGATGATGAAAGAAGAAGCTTGGGTACTGGTAGGTGCTCCTATGCTTATGGACAATAATGGTACTGCTTGGTTCATTTCTACACCAAAACGTAGAAATCACTTTCACAAAATGTACTTAAAGGGACTAACTAACGAAAGATGGGATGTATTTCATGCCACAAGTCATGATAACCCCCACTTAAGCAAGGAAGCACTTGCAGATATGATGGAGGACATGACAGAAGATGGTTATAAACAAGAAATTATGGCTCAGTTCCTTGAAGACCAGGGTATGGTTTTCAGAAATTTAGACAAGGTTTTGGTACTAGAACATAACTGGAGTATACCAAAAGAACACAAAGGACACAAAATAGTAGCAGGAATTGACTGGGGAAAGTCAGGAGACTTTACAGCTGTATCAATTGGATGTGCTACGTGTAAGAAAGAATTAGTATTATACCGTTCTAAAGGTAAGGAATACATATACCAACGCAATCAGATAGAAGGATTCGTAGATAGATGGAACATAGGTGGAATACTTGCGGAAAGTAATGCTATGGGAGAACCTATTATAGAAGAAATGAACAACGCTGGCTTACCAGTTACAGGTTTTGCTACAACAGGTAGTTCAAAACCAGACCTAATAGAAGGACTAGAACTTGTTTGTGAAACAATGGACTGGAACTTCTTAAAAGATGATATAGGTAGGACAGAAATGGAAGCTTATGAAGTAACATACGGAAAACACGGACATCCTAAGTATGAAGGGGCTTCAGGAGTACATGATGACACAGTAATTGCTAGGGCACTTATGGTAAGAAAAGGCAACGAAAGCTCACCACAACTCATGTTCACATAAACTATCCAAAGCTGACCTTATTTTAGAAGGCAGTGAAGTGGAAGTACAAGGAAGGAAATATATGACTGAACTAACAAAGAAAGATACCTATAATCCAGAACATTCCCCATTTTTTCAAGGGTGGGAATACACTGGTAATAGACTCCAAAAAGCGTTGAAACTGGGTGCTAAGAAACCCCTATTTAAGACCGTTGAACAGGATGCTATGGATAAATGGTATGAACATAAAGGTACTAAGACTATTCTAGGTTTTGCTGATACATATCCAGAAACAAATGTTGAAACAGTAGATGAGGCTGGAAATAAGAAGACTATTACACTAAAGAAATGGGTTTTAGCAAGGGATGAAGAAGAACTTTATCAATATTATAAGAAATCTCCTTGGGTATATCGTTGTGTAGATATCAAAGCTAAATCTTTTGCATCTATGGAATGGTCAGTTTACCCTAAAGAAGATACAAAATTAGAACCTTTAGATGAAACTCAAGACGTAGTACGTGTTTTAAAGGAAGTAAATCCTGAAATAAACTGGCAAGACTTAGCTTCTACCATTTCTAAGGACTTAGATATACATGGTAAGGCGTTTATATGGAAAATTCGTACTGGTGCTGACCCCAAAACAGTAGATGGGGAAATAAAGTTCCTACAAAGACTAAATCCTACATCTATGAAGGTTGAATCAGATTCTACAGGGATTAGTCACTTTGAACAAATGGTTAACGGACAAAGACGTGTTTATGCTAGGGAAAACGTCATTTATCTACGTGACTACGACCCTGATGATGATTTTGGTAGTATTTCACCTATTCAAGCAAGCTCCTATGCTATAAAAGTAGAAGTAGAAGCTAATAAACACCTAGCAGACTTCTTTGCAAACCGTGCTATGCCTGATGTACTAATGTCTTCACCTGATAAAGTAAGTGAATCAGACATCAACAGACTTATTGGTTTATGGAATAAGCAATATAAAGGTGCTGGTAAACAACACAAGACTGGATTTTTATCTCATGGTTTCAAGCCTGAGTTTATGCAGTACGCTCCAAAGGATTTAGCACTAGAAGAAATCAGAAAAGAAGCTAGACGTGCAATCTGTGCATCACTAGGTGTACCAATGTCGCTGGCTGGAGCAAGTGAAGCTGCAAATTACGCAACAATGACAGAACAACGTAAGTCATTATATACAGAAACAATCATTCCACGTGCAAGATACATTCAAGGCGTTCTAAACGCTGAGTACTGTAATGAATTCGATGGTAGCCTATTCTTTACCTTTGAACCAGAAAAACTGGAAGTAATGACAGAAACTACAGCAGAAAAGGCAACTTATCTAGGAAATTTAGTAGAAAAGAAGATAATTAAGCCAGAAACTGCTGCAATTGCACTAGGTTTTGATGCAATAGACGTACCAGAACCTCAAGCAGTGCCTGATTTTACTCCTCAAAATAATGGATTCGGTAATAAGGAAGAAGATGATAGTAAGACGATTGCAGCCCTACGTAAATTTAAACGTAAAGCAGTAAGGCGTATGAAAGACAGCCAATCCGCCAAATGTACATTCAATTCGGAGCATATTACTGATGGTGTAATTGAAACTATACAAGAAAAGCTTGAAAAAGCACAAGATTTAGGTGAAGTAGTAAGCATATTTGATGATTTTGGGTGTAAATAATGCCAGTAACTATTGAAGGATTAGATGAAGTTATAAAGAAATTGGACAAAACTGACCCAACCAAAGCATTATATGTAGGTATGGACTGGGGAGCAGACGAAGTAATAGATGAAATGAAAGACTATCCCCCTCAGACTGCTGCAAATAGACCTGATGAACACGGGAGATGGTATGAACGTGGAGTTGGGACACATAGTAGAAATGCAGTACAAAGAACGTCTGAAAATCTAAGAATGAAGTGGAAGAAGATGAGAAATAAGTCAGCCCCTTCTATATCAATAACTAATTCAGCAAGCTATGCAGAATATGTACATGGCAACAGGCAGTCAAATGTAATGAAGAAAATTGGATGGAAAAAAGTTAAGACAGTTAGTGATAAGAAATTTGCAGAAATAACAGAACACATCATGGATAAGTACTTTAAAGATTGGAGAAATAACTAATGGAAAACATAATTAAGCTTGAACTACAAGACGTAAAAGCCATAAAGACTGGCGATGAGTGGAAACTTGAAGCATTAGGTGTTCCATTTGGTGGTCACATTAACGGAAAAGACCTACACAGGGAATTTTTCTCCCCAAAAACTGATTTTATGATTAAAATAGGTGATAGTAGACCAGTCTTATATTATCATGGAATGACTTCTTGGGGTGGAGAACAGCCACTACCACAAGTAATTGGAAGGGCAACCTTATCCAGAATTGACAATAAAGGGCTGTGGTTTGATATTATTCTAGACCAAACAAAGACATTAGCAAAGCGTATATGGGATAATGCAATCAAAGGTATAGTAAAAGCTTCATCTGGTGCAGTGAATTACTTGAAACGTAAGAATGAACTCACTGGTGAAATTTTAACATGGGCTATAGGGGAATTAACCCTAGTAGACCAAGGACAGGGACGTATAGCAGCTAATCAGCTTGCTAGTGTCTCATTGAAAACCGTTTACGAAGAAGCAGAACTTGACTTGCCAAAGAATTTTGTACAGGAGGCGTTGACCTTAAAGACAGAATTGGAGCAGGAAGAAGAAGAAGTTGAAGAAGACGAAGTAAATGAACCTGTTGAAAAGAAAGTAGAAGATAAACTAACTAAAGATGATATAGTATTGATGACTGAAGCAGTACTTTCAATACTGGACTCACTGGAGGAAAAGTAAAAATGGAACAAAACGAAATTAAAAATGCTGTTACCGATGCTGTAGCTGAAATCATGGAAAACCGTGCAAAGCTAGAAGCAGAAATGGCGGCACAAGAAGCAGAAAAGAAAGCTGTATATGACTTAGTTAAAGCTGAAGCATTAAAAGACGCTAAAGCAGAAGCTAAAACATGGGCAGCTTCAAAGGGATTTAACATCAAAGAAGTAACTGAACTTGGTGATGATGAAGCAGAACTAAACCGTGCCTTCCTGCATTATATGAAGACTGGTGACGAAACTGTTGCACGTAAAGCCCTACAAGAAGATGACGCTGGAGAAGGTGGATACCTAGTACCTGACGACTTCATGAGCGGTATCGTTGAAAAACGTGATGCTGCATCATGGGTAAGACGTTCTGGCGTTCAAGTTGTCCAAACAAACCGTGACAAGATTGATATTCCTGCTGAAGGAACAAGCTTTGCGAAATTCACTAGAACAGCAGAAGAAGCAAGCTACACCACAAATGACCCTGCATTCATCCAAAACCAAGTTGTTGTAGAAAACTGGACAAAGATTTTTAAAGTGTCCGAACAACTGCTTGACGACAATGATGCGAACCTAACTGGTTTCCTATCAAACGGTATTGCACGTTCTATGGTTCAAACTGAAGCATATTACTCAGCAGTAGGTTCTGGTACTAACCAACACGAAGGTATTTTCACTGGTGGAGACACTGATGCACTTACATTTGATAGTTCAGCTAATGTAACACCTGATGAATTATGGGAACTTCTATATATCCTAGGCTCAGGATATCACGCCAATGCTATCTGGCTAATGGACCCACAATCATGGCGTTATATCCTATCAATCCGTGATTCAAACAACTGGGCATTCTCAGCAGCAGATATGGCACGTGTAAACGTTCCAGGTGCTGATGGTGAATTGCTTGGTAAGAAAGTATTCCTACAAGACGACATTCCCGACATCCTAACAGGCACAGGAAGTGGAGTTATTGCAGTTGGAGACCCATACTTCTATGCATTAGTAGAACGTAAAGGACTGGCTGTTCGTAGACTAAATGAACTATACGCTGCAAACGGACAAATCGGCTTCAAATGTGATTTCCGCCAAAGTGGAAAAGTTCTTCTAGAAGAAGCTTTCAAAATCGGTGTAATGGCGTAAGATTAAGTAAATATAATATTTGGGGGGTATGGGTTATACTATACCCCCTGAGTAGATGGAGGAAACAAAATTATGGCAGGAAATGTAAAACTACACCAATACATTGGTAAAGTTGCACAAGCAATTCCAGCATCTACCTATGCTACGGATACTGCGTTTTCATCAGATGGAGCAAATGATGTTCCTATTGCTGGACACAAAGGTGTTCTGTTTATTTGTGACTGGACACCAGTAGCAGCAGCAACAGCTACAGTGGCACTATGGTACGCAAGTGATAACATTGATAGTAATGCTGTTACAGGTAGTGACTTCACGGGCGGAAGCGATGCAGTATTTGCAGCTTTCAGTTCTGATGTCTCAGCTGGAATTTTCTTACTAGATTACAGTCTAAGTAAGAATAATATTACAAGTGGAACTATGTATGCTAAAGCAACAATAATTGGAACACCAACATTGGGAGTTATTGGTATACCTTATGGTGGAAACGTTATACTACCTAGCACTAATGCTAACACTATTGTGCAAGCGTAATAAAATAGGAGATAATAATGGCATACTGTACAACTTATGATATAAAACTGTATGGGGGATACTCAGATTCAGATAACTTTGATGATGATTTATTTGCTATGCTGATTCCTATAGCACAACAGAAAATTGATTCATATTGTAAAAGAACTTTTGAGTACACTAACGACTCAGATAGTTCTGAATCAAGAATCTTTGATGCTGAGGATAGTGTAGTGGATGGCTATACACTGATTTTAGATAAAGATTTACACAGCATAAGAAGTATTACTGTGGATGGTACTGCCATTTCTTCTGACAACTATGTAACCGAACCAAGAAGTGATGCTCCATATTGGGGTGTCACTATCTTGGGCAGTTCAGAAAGTTCTTGGGACTATGGTACTGATGCAGAAAATGCTATCGCTGTGGACGGACACTGGGCTTTTAGTCAAAGTGCTCCAGAAGATATCATGATGGCTTGTGTATTGCTTACCCAATGGTTACATAAAATGAGAAATTCAGACTTAGCATTAACTGCACCTATCATTGATACACGTGCGGGTGTAACTATAATGCCTATACAATTACCTAGTATTGTTACTACAATCCTAGATGATTATGTACGTATCATAGTTAAGGCGGTATAAATATGGCAAGTGCAATTAATGAAATCTACGATGCTATAGCAGCTTGGGATGTTTCTTGGGACAGTGATGTTACAATAAAAGTAAAAGAACTGCAAAGCATGGACGACAAGATAGGTACACCAGAAGGAGCAGTAAGAATACTATCACCTTTAGACCCAGAAACGGGCGGTGGTGGTGGACACGTTGCTTTGGGCAAGACTATGACTGTTTCTTGGAGAATTTCTGATACATTATATGTTAGACCAACTTCTCATGGCAGAAGTCTTGAAAACAGCGTTCCACAGCTAATGAATTATATAAAAACATATCTTACTGCAATACAGAATGATAGAAGTCCAACCAATCAATCGTGGATAGAAGAAGTTGAATGGGACGTAGGTACTTATGCTTACCCAACTGAACAAAACGACAGATATTATGGTGTGAGATTTCTACTTACTGTAAATGAAGTAATTTAGGAGGAAAAAGAAAATGACAATTATAGCAGATATTGAAGTTCAAGTAGGACAAGAAGCTTCTGATGCTTGGGGAACTGAAGTTACACCAACAGTTAAATTGATGGGTGTTTCTGAAGTTGAGATTGTTCCACTTGTGGATGTACAACAAATTGAAGAATTACGTGGGACACGTGTTCCTGCCTATCATTCACTTGTTTACACAGTAGGTGGAGAAGGAAGCCTAAGCTCACTATTATCTTATGATGATTTACCATACTGGCTACAAGGAATGTTTGGTGAGGTAGTAGCTACTTCTGATACAAGCGGTTGGCTACATGCTTTTGATGCACCAGTTGAAAGTTCAGACAGTGAAAATAGTACTTCTTACACAATCGCTAAAGGTGATGGAACTAACATTTACTCACTGAAAGGTGCAACTGTAAATACTATTACTATTTCTGGAGAATCTGGAGCACCAGCAGAAATCAGCGTAGAATTTATTGGAAAGTTTGTTTCAACAGATGTATTTGCAGCACTAAGTGACAGAACAGTTACTTATGTTATGGGAGACCACATTGCGTTGTATATTGATGCGGGTTCTGATGCTGTTGGTGGTACACTTGCATCTGATATTGGCTGGAGTTTTGAGCTAGTAATGGAAGCAAATCGTGAAGTAAAAAGACATTTAGGTGACTTACAACCTGGTTCATATCGTGAAGCTAAAATGAGTGGTACTTTATCACTTAGCTTAGAACATGATTCACTTTCAGAAGCATACTTAGTAGAAATGCTGGGTGCTACAACTGAAGGTGTTACTAAAAATGTAAGAATCTATGCCGTAGATGCAAATGGTTATTCAATGACAGTAGACTTTAGTGGTGTTCTTTCAGGAGAACCAGCTATGTTTACTGATGTTGATGGTGTTGTAAGCATGGATTTAGAACTAATGGGTCAAAAGACAAGCGGTGCAAGTGACTGGCTATCTATTGACGTAATCAATAACGTAGAAACTTTAGCATAATATAGGAGACAATTTCAATGGCTACAAAAAATATAGTTATACAACTGCCCAACGAAGATACACCTGGGATTTTAACATTCCTAAGAAGAATATCACTGTTTAATCAAGTCCTTACTAACCCTGCTGCATTTAGTATAGAAGATATAGACGAAGCCTACGAATTTTTAGTAGACCTTGTTGTAGAACCAAAAACTAGACCAGCGGCAAGAAAGGCTGTGATGAAACTGTCAATGAAACAGTTGAATGACTTATTTACTGGATTGAATTTAGAACCTGACCCAAAAGTATAGGGGAATTGCGTAGGTGGTTGGCTGGCAAGAAGTCGGCTAACCCACCTGAGTGGATTCCCCTATTATTGATGGCAGAAGAATTTGGTGTACCTCCTTGGCAAATTGAGAAAGAAATCAATTCCAAGTGGTATGTAAGATGGCATGAATATAGAATTGCAAAGAACATGGAACAGGAAAGACAAAACAAGTTAGGAGAAAAAAAACATGGCATTGGGACAAAAAGAAGTAATTAATCTTGTCTTCAAAGGCAAAGACGAAGTTTCAAAAGTAGCAGGTGGGATAAAAGGTGCACTAGGTGGTCTTGGAAAGGTCGCTGGTGTTGCTTTATCTGGTCTTGCTATAGGTGGAGCTGCTGCAATTGGTGCAGTTACTGGTGTTAGTCTTGTTGTTGGCAAGCTAGTTAAAGATGCCGCAGCAGTTGAAGGTACAGCACAGACGTTTGCCAGCCTTACAAAAGAAATAGGTGGAAGTGAAAAAGCTTTAGAAGCTATGCAAGGTGCTACAAGGGGGATGGTAAAAGAATCCGACCTTATGGCAGGTGCTAACCAATTCTTAGCTATGGGCATCACAGATACTATAGAAGGTACTGCTGAGATGGCAGAAATGGCTACACAGCTTGGTATGGCTATGGGTACTGATGCTACTACAGCTATGAGTGACTTTGCTGCTATGATGGCTAACCAATCGTTACCACGTCTTGATACGTTTGGTATCAGTTCTGGTAAGGTACGTGAACGCATTCTTGAATTAATGAAAGCTACAGAAGGGCTAACAAGGGAACAAGCCTTCAATATGGCTGTTATGGAACAGGGTGCTGAAGCTATGGGACGTGTTGGAGAACAAGGTAACACGATGCAAGCTGGTATGGAAAGAATGAAAGCTTCCGTAGAAAACGCAAAGCTTGCTATTGGTAACTCACTTATTCCTGTGCTTACGCCACTAATAGAAAGATTTTCAGAACTAGCGACACAGTATATTCCTATGCTTGTAGGATGGATTACTACTAGACTAGTTCCAGCAGTCGCACAGCTAGTAAAATGGATACAAGATAACCTAACTCCTGCACTTCAAGTTGCTGGAACATGGATAAAAGAAAAACTACTTCCAGCAATACAGCTGTTGGGTGAATGGATTAAGACTAAACTAATTCCTGCTATTCAACAAGTATCTAAATGGGTTATGACAACACTAGTACCAGCACTTATGAAGGCGTATGAGTGGTTTAGTAAATACATTCTGCCTGTGCTTATTGCTGTTGGTGATTTTATTGCTAAACATGTTCTACCAGTAGTAGCTGAACTTGCCAGATTATTTGGTGTAGTAGTGCTTACTGCCGTAAAAGCAATCGCTGGATTTTGGCAAAAGGTATTATTACCTGCACTAAAGAAACTGTGGACATGGTTAGATAAACTATTGAAACCACTGGGTGGCATTGCTGGAGCATTTGATAAGATTGGTCAAAAGATACGTAACTTTACAGACAAACTAAAGAAACTTAAATTACCTGACTGGCTAACTCCAGGTTCTCCAACTCCATTTGAAATAGGACTTCGTGGGATTGCTAATGAACTAAGTAATGTAGATGGTCTAATGGGCACTGGTGGATTAAATGTGTCCGCACCGAATATAGCAAGTGGTGGTAATAGAATGAATGATGTGCGTATGGTAAAAGAATTGAAAGCTATTAGAACAGAAATTAACTCACAAACAGATGAAATGTACAGAATCAACAGGGAGCTATTAGCAGCCTATGTCTAAAGTAAATTTAACTCATAAAGTTGAAATAGAACTACAAGGCAATGGTCAAGGATGGACAGACATTACAAAGGATGTTGTCCTAGATTCTCCCCTAAATGTTACTTATGGTATTAACTCCCACGATGTCAGAACAAGACTTGGTAGAATTGGTACTATGTCTTTCTATTTAGATAACTCAAATACAAATGTAGCAGGTCTAAAGGGACAGTATTCTCCAGACCATGCTAATGCTTTAACAGGTTTTCAAGAAGGTGCACACGTAAGATGGACTGTACAGAAAGAAAGAAGCACAGACAATGATGCTGCCTATGGTGCAGATGTTACATGGTCAACAGACGTTCCTTCTATAGACAACATAAATTCACGTGCCTTGTTTGGTACTGATAGTATGAATATCTCAGACTCAAATATAGACAACATCTTTAGTAATGCTGGTACAGTTTCTACATGGCTTAGAACATCCTCAGATACTTGGGATAATTCTTCAGACACTTTTACACCCTTTTACCTTGCTGGGGATAATGGAGATACACTAGTCTTTGGGATTGATGCAGGAGTTATGACTGGTACTATGTATAGGGACACTGATACTACTTTTGTAACACTTTCTGATTCTGACTTTACATCAACGGATTGTTTTCATGCTATTTTGGCGTGGGATAGCGACAGCTTTGATATGTACTTAAATGGCACAAAGTCTACAAGTAGCGATGAAGCATTGTTTTCTACTGGAGCAACAATAACTATTGAAATAAATTCTGGTGATTGGAATAACATAATAGGTGAATTTGCAATCTATGGTACAAAACTTGATAGTGACCAAGTAGCTGAACTATATGGTTCTAGATACACACAAGAAACAGCAGTAAGGACATTGATTGATGAAAGTACTTTAGATTCAGATAAATCAGGACTACTAAAGTATTATCCAATGAAGGAAGGTACTGGTTTAGTAGCAGAAGAATATTCCACAGATATTTGGTATAAGTTCTTTGGAACTATAGATGAAATTACTCCAGAAGTAGGGGACTATCGTGGACAGAAAACTAAAATAGTTGCTGTTGATTGGTTCTATGAAGCTTCTGAAATTAAAATTGCTGGTATTCCTGCTCAGGTAGGATTAAGAATAGATGAAATCATTGCCAACTATTTAGCAAATGATGCAGTAAAGACACAGCCTAATGAAACTAAGTTCCATCAGGGGACAAGTATTTTCTCCTATGCTGGAACTGCTGGTAGTTCAAAAACGGCTTTGAGTGCTGAAATTAGAAGACTGGTTGAATCAGAACCGTCATATGCATACATGCGTGGAAGTAAGAATACAGAAGGTCTTTCTGGTGGAGTTTTTGTTGTAGAAAATGCAACAGTTCGTGGTACTAGACAACCAGAAGTAGCTATTACTACACAAGCACAAGACATTAAAGTGTCCCGTAAGCGCAATAAAATCTATAATGATATAAGAACTACAGTACATCCTAGTGTTATTGACACTGATATTATCCGTATTTTTGAACTACAAGAACCAGTAACTTGTGGTGCTAACGCTACAACAGTATTTACTGGTTCGTATAAAGACTCAGATGATGAAACAAAGAAGATTGGTGCTTATGATGTATCACCAGTTTCAGACGCAGACTACACAATTGCATATGCTGGAGACCCACTTGGAGATAGAATTGTTACCTTTGGAACAGATATTGAGTTCTACTGGACACTCCAAGACCTTACAGGTGCTGAATACTTTGACACTGACCTATCATTAAATATTGTAGGTACGCCAGTGGTAACTTCAGACGGTCCAGGTGGTATGAATTACCTATATCTGAACAGCACAAACGACAATGCTCAAAGTACAAATGCTGTAGTTAACTTTAGCCTTGAAAAAGGCACAGTAATGATATATGCATTGCAGAACAATTTACCAGTAGCAACTAGTAACATAACTAGTTCAAACCCTTACAATGCTGACTTTACATTTTGGGGTTCAAGTAACGTTACTGCCCAGTCCTTTTGGGGATTTGAAATGGGTAGGGCTAATCCAGAATTAGGAACAAACGTTTGGTCATCAGACATGCTGGGGCACTACTATGTTAGTTTAGGCTTTGGAGAAGAATGGGGAGTAGGTGACTCAGACTATAGTGGATGGTTGGCAAGCAAAGTTTGTGGATTGGATTCAGACTATGAAGATAACCCAACATTTACTCAGTATGCATATACTTGGGACTTCAAGTGGGGTAGTACAGATACCGTTGAAGCTGCTATTTTTGTTGACGGAGCATTAGTAACTGACCTTGCTGGTGGTGGTTCTGGTCACGACCCAGTTGAAACAGTAGTACCAAAGAAAGGATTTACAAGTGATTACGTATGGACTATCCGTGATGATGTCTGGGTAGGACTATTTGAACGTTGGCTTACTAACTATGGTGTTTCTAACCTAGCAGTATTTAATAGGGCTTTGGTTTCTTCTGACTTACTATATATTGATGGTAATACGACAGATAACCCAACAACAGACAATACTTCTGTTTCAGTAATAGCTGGTGGAACAAGTCCAGAAATTACTGTAATAAACGAAACATCAAGCCCCGTACTACTAACGGAAATGAGTCTATATGGTAGAACACTAACAGACTTAAACCCACTAACTGTAAAGAAATCAGACTCAGATAGTATTAATGACTATGGTGTTTCAGTATATGAATTGGATATGCCATATCAAGACGAAGTAAATCTTGCAGCGAATGCAGCAACTGAATTATTGTCTACACTAAAAGACCCTAAAACAAATGTAACAAAGACAACCTTCTTGGCTAACTTAGATAGTAATACTATAACAGGCTTTTTAGATGTAGAACCTGGGGATATTGTTTTAGTTACAGAAGATATTACAGGTGCTGGTGATTATGAATTTGTTGTTCAGGGTGTGAAGTACAGAATTGAAGATAACGATATTGTGGAAGTAGAATGGACTACCTACACAGGAGAACAAACAACAGCTTGGTTACTTGGTATCTCAGGCTTATCAAATATTGGGGACGATACATATGTCTAGACTTGGAAACCTTAAACTAGCTCATCCTAGATATGAGTTATTTTATGTAAACGATAAAAAAATAGCTACAGCAGAAGACAAGGCTAAAAGCCTATCTGGTGATAGATATACTTGGTTTCAATGGATGAAGAAGATGATGTTATTAAACGGACATCACAAGAAACGTGAACTAATCCATGAAACTCCAGTAGGAACTCCTGTTATAGCTTTTATTAATCATGGAAGATGGGTTGCTATTTGTCCAGCATGTGGCTGTGCAGAAGTAGTAGAACCAAAAACACCTATTTTCTATTGTCTAAATTGTACTAACAGGGACAACAGTAGTTTACCTTTACCTGTGAAATTTCCCAGAAGTAGGGTTAAGATAGAAGATGAACTATTAGCAAGAAAGAAAAGACAGTTTAGAAATTGGGATGGAAAAATGACACTAACTGAATTAAGAACTGAAACTAGTATAAAGTTTAAGGAGTAAAAATGGCTTATATTGAACCTACCGTTAGAACTACAGGAGACTTGATTACCTCAAGTATATGGAATCAGGACATTGTATCTAACATCATTGCTATTAAGTCATTAGTGGATGCTGCTGCTGCTTCTAGTGATTTTGAAAACTATACAGTTTCTTCTGACATTGTAACACATACAGCGGATAGTGATATCCACTTTACACTGGCAGATATTAATGCTTTGTTTGTACAAGACAGCGATATTGCTAGTTTTATTAATTCTTCTGACGTAGAAAGCTATATTCAATCTAGTGATTTAGACACACTAAATTCATTAGTAGGTCAAGATGACTACAGATTGTCTATTGCGGGTGCATACTTACCAAATGATAGTTCTGATTCTCCTGCTGCTGGTCTTATTATGAGAACATCATCAGGAGGAACAATTAAAGCTAGATGGTTAGAAGCAACCTTTGATGCAGATATTGGTGAATTTATCATGTGGCAATTCCCTATGCCATCAACATATGTAGCTTCTACAGACACTTGGTTAGATATTCAATATAAAATGACATCTGCTACAGGTGGTGGAGTTACTTGGAGGTCTGCTTTAATGGCTATAACTTCCAGTGATGCACAGGACTTTGATGCTGATACCTTCTCATCTTGGAATACTAGTACAGATGTAGTACCTGGAACTGCTGGATATTTAGCACGTAACCAAATGTGGTTAAGTAACCTAGACAGCCTAGCACCAGATGACCACGTAGTTTTAATTTTTGGTAGAAACTCAACAGACGCTGGTGATACCGCTATAGGTGATGCAGAACTTGTGAGTGTAAAATTCAGATATAATATATAGGAATATAAATGCTTAAATTTAAGGGGAAAATAACAAACCCAGTTACGCCTTCATGGACAAAAATTTGGTCACATCTTTATAC